AAGGTAATCCGTGCCGACGGTCGTATCGATCTGGTCGAGGTGGCCGAACTGATTGTTCGCGCGGCCTCTCTCCTCGGCCCGCTGCAAAAGCTCGGCAGGTGGATCGCCAACCTATTCCGCCGCAAAGACAAACGGCGTCCGCTATGAAGCCGCCGCGCTATTTTCAGCTATCCGAATTCGACGATCGCACTTCCCCGGGCAGCGGCGCAAACATGCAATGTTCGACCGTGGGCATGCTTGATGAGGCGCGCCATCGGCTTGGCTGCCCGATCAAGATAACGAGTGGTTTTCGAACGCCCGAGCGCAACGCGGCGGTCGGCGGTGTCAAAAACTCCGCACACCTCGGCGGCTGGGCGGTCGATATTCACGCCCCGACAATGGCCGAAAAACGCGAGTTGCTGAAAGCCCTTTACCAAGTTGGATTTCGTCGGTTCGGAATTATGGCCACGGCCATACACGTCGACAACGATCCCGAAAAACCGCAGGCCGTTTGGAGCTATCCGAACACACAGGCTGACCACTGGGCAGCGTTCGGCGGTCTTGACCGCATAGCCGCTCTGTGAACGGCTACAAACGCAAAGCCCCGCTATCGTTCGACGGCGGGGCTTTCTTTATTTTATGCGTTAACACTTACGGGGCCAAATTTAGAACATTCGGAGCTGGGCGACAAAATTGGCGTACCTTTTTTCGTGTGCGGCAAAGTAGTCGGCGTCCAACTCATATCCCCAAAAGTCGATGCCTGCTTTGTTGGCGGCAATTCGTGAGGAGCCGCTGCCGAGGTGCGTATCCAAGACCTTTTGCCCCGCTTTGGCGTAATTCGCAAATATCCAGTCGTACAGGGCGACGGGTTTTTGGGTCGGGTGAATGCGATTGCCTGCATGGTTTTGATCTGGGAACTGTTCAAATTTTTTTGCAGAACTTCTAAAAGAAGACCAAGCCATTTCGTACTGCGCAAAGGTCACTCTTTCGGAAATTTTTTTGTCCCAAAGTAGCCAACATGGCGACGGCGGCAGGTGCTGTGTCATATAGTTGCCGCCCCAAACGATTTGTTCTTTGGAAACCCTAAAAAGCTGCTCAAAATAAGCTGCGTTTGGAATTGATTTGTCGCCGCCCGCAAATTTATGGAAGCCGCTATGCTTATCACCTTTGCGCCTGCCCATGCTTACGGATACACCTATCCCATAGGGCGGATCCACCACGGCCAAATCGAAGAACTTATCGGGGAACTCCGCCATTGCTTCCATGCAATCGCGGAGGTATGCGCGCTGGTCAATCATCATTTAGGCCATTTTTGTTTTTGACGGCGTTCGAGCAGGTCGGCGCCTTTGCGGAGCGCCGCGCACGAGGCCTTGTAAAGGGTATTGTGGGCGTTTTGGGCGCTGATCTTTGGCATCGGGTCATCGACCATTTTTGCAAGGCTGATATAGCGCATTGTCTCGGGCGATTGCAGGACTTTGCAGTCGATCAAGTGGCGATCGAATAGCCAGCGGTTGGCCTCCGTCACTAAGTCCATTTCGTGCGGCATTCCGAGGCGAATGAGCCGTTCACGGAGCAGTTTGTAGATCTTCATTTTGCGGCGTTATTTTTTGTAGGTCGTGGAAATAATGGGCAATGCGGAGAAAGCCCCGCAAATCGCAAATTTAGGCCGTTTGGAGGCGTTTTTTGCTCTCGGACTGGATGCCTGCGGCGTGAAGGACCGCCTCCATGCGTTCGATATTGCGCACGACCGTGGCGATGTTCCGCCGCGACGGCTGCCCGCTGTTGATCTTTTCCAGGTCAGACCAGTAGGTACGGAGCGCTTTCTTGAAAGCTCCGATCTCATGCATGTTCGTGACCATACCCTCGGCGGTGTTGACCACATAGATCAGCTGCCCAGGGTTTTGCGGCGAGATATACGCTTTGGAGATATTCAGTGTTGCGATGGGCAACAGTCGCGGCTTCGTGGGCACCACTTCGGCGCCTTCCCACACGATTTCGGCAGGCGCTGCCATGGCTGCAACACGTGTAGCCTCGGGCGTCGGCTGTTGCACGGGCATCGCAACACTTACGCCAGTTGTTGCCCGCGCGTTTTCCGTGTTGCGGCGGGGCATGTTCGGCACGTTGACCACCGCATTGGGCGCGATCGGTCGGCGGCGCTCGGCATCTTCGCGGCGGTCGGCGGCGGCCCGCTGCTCGGCGGTGAATTTCGGACGTACAAACATTCCAAAGGGGGAGCGATGCATTCCTTGGAATACCTCTTTGTCGGGAGTTTTAGCCTGCCCTTTGGCGTACACCTCTTCGAGGGCGTACATAAGCGAGGAGAGGATCAGCAGGCAGGTGGATGCTAGCGATAACCACAGTTGCAAGCCGTTCAGCGTGGACGTGGCCGTCTGGTACCGTTCATACGCCGTATGGTACACCGCCGCTTTGGCCTGCCCTGCGCGCCCTGTTGCCTCGGCCTGCAATTGCAAATTTGTGGCGATGCTTCCTTCGATTGTGCCGCGTTGCGCCGCATATTTGTCCGTGACCGCTTTGCGCTTTTTGTTGACCTCGGTCGCTGCCCAGTTGTTGCCCTCTTTTGCCATCTCGGTGAGCTGCGGATTGACCACGGCGGCGGCCAGTTCCTTCCGCTCGGCGGACTTCAACCGCTCCAACTGCTCCCGCTGCTCTTTGACCAGATCGGCGTATCGGTTCGGCTCCGACATATCCGCCTGCTCCATTTTCGGAGGGGTTGTGACGGCATCGGTGACGTACTTACGGCCATACATCGTAAGTCCCATTGTGCCGAACACCTGAATAAGCAAAAAAAGCAGCGACCAGCCCATGATCAGCCGCTTGTGGGTGCCAGTCACGCCGTCGTAGTAACGGCCAAAAAAGGTTTGCAGCCCGACCATTAGGCCGTAATCGATAGCCATTGCGATAAGGCCCACACCAGCGATGCCGAGGGCAGCAGCGTACTGCCAGGGGATGAATTGCACAAAGGTGCCGTAAACGGCGCAAAAGACCACAAAGGCCGAATCGACGGCCCCGTACATTGAGCAGCCGTAGGCAGTTATGCGATAATAGTTTTTCATGTTTCTGGGGTTGGGGATTATAGGTAAAAAACGTTGTCTTCTTCAATTCGATAGGGGGCCCGCGGTCGGCTGCGGCGGCGGTGGTATCGCTCGGCATCGGCGACAATACCCGCGCATCCACGGGCAAGCAAGGGAAGCACTACCAGCAGCGCCCAATACGGCGCGATCATTCGGCAGGGCTTTCGGGTTCGATCTTGACCACGGCCAGTCGAAACCCGTGGGCGTTCAGCAACCGATCGATTAGGTCGATCGATTTGGGCAGGCGGCGGCGGAGCAGGCGAACCCACTGGTGTGAAGTGCCGAGCAGCTGCCCGACTTGTTCGGACGATTTGTCTTTGTGAGCGAGAGCGAGTACGCCCTTAATCTCTTCGTGTAACATAAAATAGGGGGGTTGAATGAACGATGGCGCAAAGGTATAAATTAGTTTCAAAAAAAAATTTAAAAAAAAAATTAAAAAAAAAGTTGCGGAAAAGAAAAGTGCCCTTATCTTTGTGCCACACAAGTCAGCAATCGAATCTTTTACCTCCTAATTTTTTTACCATGTACTCCAAATCCGAATCGATCATCACGACCTCGATCACCGCCGCCAAAAAGGCCATCGCGTCCGAGTTCGCTTACCGCGAAAAAAAGACCTACATCAAAGGTCTGATCTTCAAACCGACCTCCGCGACCTGCGAATGTGGCGAGACCCACGGCATCCGAGGTGAACATGGCAACGACTTCATTCGCGTTGCCGTCTGCAAAAAATGCGCTAACCAATAAACCCGATCGCCATGCAAGTGAAAGACTATTTCTTTTTCAAAATCACGGCCACGGCCAGCGGCATTGTTTACCGCGTGCCCGAACTGCTGCAAGCCCTCAACGCCGGGCAGCGGGTTGCCTACCTGCACGATTTGACCATTCAGCCTGCCCGCAACGTCGAAATCATCATCGGCATCGGCAATGACGACCCTTTTCCCGAACTCGACATGCCATATATCGGCTATGTATTTGGCCAATACAGCATGTGCCCGGAGCTGACTGAGCATTTTCTGCCTCCGTACAACGCCGACCTGACACAATCCTCTTGCTTCCTCAAAAACAAACCTTTCTAATGGAAAATATCGTGACTTTCATTTGCGCGGTCGGGCTTACGCTGGCTCTGATCTGCTGGTTTTCGGAAGGCAAAGAACCTGATCAATGATCCGCCTGCTGCTCCCCGCCGCCCTGCTCCTGTTCGGCGCCTGTTCGATGGGCCGCCAAATGAGCACCCGCACCGCCCTGGTGCCCTGCATTTTCATTCGATGGCAGAACGACACCATGATCTGCATGTGCAGGGACTGGGCGCCACATGAGCCCGCTGACACGGCTTCGTTTTACGATGAGTATTTCGAGCAGTGCAAAAAGCAGGGCCGCGCCGTCTGGATACCCAAAGTAGTAACCGAGTAATTTATCAACCCCCAAACCCCCAACCCCTAACATGAAAAAAGTAGCTTTTATCCTCGCTCTGGCGACCCTCGCCACGCTCACCTCCTGCGCTGGCAACGGCCGCAAACCGACTGTGTTCATCCCGTGCGTGGTCACGGGTGACAACCCCGCCGATCGATCGGAGTGCGAGTGCCGGACGGAGCGCCGCATCCACCAGCGCGACACGGCGTACTATCGTGACGCCTTTTTTGAACACAACGCAAAGCAAGGCCGTACCTTTTGGGCGGCGTACATTTACGCTTTTTAGGCTTCTTTTCAGACAAAACAAACGACTTTCGGCCCTGCTTCGGCGGGGCTTTTTTGTGTCCCCAAAAAAAAAGTTAAAAAAAAAATTAAAAAAAAAATTGCAAAACATAAAAACGCCTTATCTTTGTGGAGCCAACAGGCACAAGATGATCAGCATTTTCTAACTTTTTTACCTACCTACCTATGTACTCTACGATCTATCATTTTGTTTCCGATTTCCGCGCAGACGGCACGCTCATCGAAGAGCCTGCCGACGGTCGCGATTTGCAGCTCCGCATTACTGGCGAATTTAACGAAGGCTGCCCGGGCGATTATTACACGCCTCCTGCCGGCGGTTACTTTTCGGGCATTGAAGCGGAGGCCGTCAACTTTGACGAATCCGAAATGCCCCGAGTGCTGGCCGAAATGCGTGCGCAGTATAATTGCGATCCCGATGAAGTTTTTGAGGAGGCGCTGTTTGAAGAGCTTGAAGAAGCTGACCACGACGGCCCCGACCCCGACGATTATTGCCAAGAGTATTTGGACGCCCGCTGGTGCTCCGACGGATATTGATCAGCACATTTTTTTCTAACTTTTTTACCTATCTCATTATGAACATCCAAAAGTACATCGGCCACGACGGCCAACCGACACACATTTGCTTTTCAGCGAACGTAATTTCCCACGATACTAAGCAATGGGCGCCACGCCTCGAAGCTGCTATTTTGGCCAGCCGTGTGCGCTTGGTAGCCGACATCGAAGTTATCGCTGGTCGTATCGTTGCCGATCACACTATGGTCAAAATCTACCTGCTTTTCGATCAGCAAACCCACAGCGTTGACAATGCTCTTATTCACTTGACCAGTTTTTGCAACGTGCTGGGCGTGCATGGATTTTCGGCCTGTGCATCGTCGTGCAACCTCAATTTCATCAACTCCTAACTTCTTTTCCAGTGTCCAACATCACCCCCATTAACATCACGTCGGACGACCTCGCAGCCCTTGCGGCTGCGGGAATCATCCCAAGCGACTGCCCGCCCGCGCAGGTGGCTATCTTTGCTCAACTTTGCGGAGCCGTTCAACTTGACCCACGTCTAAAAGAAATCGAACTGATCCCCCTCGGCGGCGGCAAGTACAGCCCCTACGTTCGAAAGGATGGGCTTCGCAAAATTGCCGCCCGCACCGGGGACTTTGCGGGTATTGAGCCAATCCGCTTCGATGTGCTCCCCAACGGCGGTTATCGCACGGCGGCGCAATTTGAGGCGGGCCAAAAGCCACGCACGGCCACCTGTACGGTGTATCGCTTTGTCCGTGGTGAAAAGTGCGCTTTCACGGTCACGGTATCCATGAGCGAGTTCAACAAAGGGCGCGGCCAATGGCAGGCCATGCCCATCCAAATGCTCAGCAAGGTCGCCGAGGCCCACGCCCTTCGCATGGCATTCCCCGAGGCCACCAACGGGCTTTTGGGTGAAGGTGAGATCGAAGTAGCCCGCGATATCGCAGCCCCCGCTCGCGGCCCGTTGCTGCCCGCGCTCGAAATCGGCAGCCCAAAGTTCCAGCAGGTCGTTGTGGCTCTTGCCACAGATAAGGCGACGCTCGAACAGGTCTGGACCAAGTTCCAAAAAGACGACGCCGTGCAAGAGGCCCTGATCGACGCTGTGAATGAGTATCAGCAGCATACCCCCTAATCATCAACCCATCAATTTATTTTTATGCTCCCTACTTTCAAAATCCGCTGCTCCGCGATCGGCGAAATCATGGCCTACGCAGGCAAGCCGCAGATCCCCGTCGGCGCCCAGACCTACCTCAAAAAGTGGTGCCTCGAACAACTCTACGGCCGTTGTGTCGAGGTGCACGGCGCTGCCCTCCGCAAGGGCAACGAGGTCGAACAGGCCGCAATAGACCTTGCCCAGTCCCAACTGGAGCCCGACGGCATCTGGTTTAAAAATAATCAGCATTTCAGCAACGACCACCTGACTGGCACTCCTGACATCGTCAACGGGTCCAAGGTCATCGACATCAAGTGCCCGTGGTCGTTCGCTTCGTTTCCGATGTTCGACACGGAGCTGCCGACCAAGGATTACAATTGGCAGCTGCAGGGCTATATGGCCCTCACGGAATGCACATCGGCGGCGGTTGTGTACTGCCTGATGGATGCCCCCGAAGCGATTATTGCGGACGAGGCCCGCAAGTTAAGCTACCAACTCGGCTTTGGCGGTAATACCGACCAGACAATCGAAACGGTCATGCGCCAAATGACGTACCCAGACGTTCCCGATCATCTTCGCGTCAAAATCTTCGAGGTCAAACGCGACAATGAAATGATTGATCAAATATATGATCGTGTTTGGCGAATGAACGAGTTTGCCCAACAGTGGCTGGCCCCGTACGCCGATCGGTTTGCGGGCTTACCTTTGCACTGATTTATTGTAATTTTGTGTTGGCCGCCGTGGCCGAACGATCGCGGCGGTTATTTCCCGAGGTGTAATCGGAGACGGTGACGGGCAATTCTTATGGGCGCCCCATTCCGAGCGCGGTTCGACTCCCGCCACCTCGACCAGATATAAGTAGAGTGGTAAAAAAAGGTCGCCGCCGTGGCTGCTAGGTCGCGGCGGCTTTTCACGGGCCATTATTGGAGACTGTACGGGCTGTGTCTTTCAGAAAAAGATTCGGGAGGCCCTAACCAGAGCGCGGTTCGACTCCCGCTGGCTCGGCGAGTGTAAAGCAAGGTTAGGTAACAGATTAGTAGAGATACTGACAATTAAAGCGCTGGCCGAACGGTCGGCGTTTTTTTTTGGAAGCGTTTCCACAAAATGCGGTTCCGCGTTCCGACAAATCGTAGAAACGCGTTTCCACAAAATGTAGGAAAGCGTTTCCACATTTCGTAGGAGACCGTTTCCACAAAATGTAGGAGACCGTTTCCACATTTTGTAGGAACAATATAAGAATAGATATATAAGAATAGATATATTAGAAATAGAGATATTAGAATAGAGTAAAATATACGCGCGAGGCTCAAACTTTTTTTCAATTTTTGAACCTATTTTAGAAAACTCGGTTTATATTTGCATCAGATCCGCGGATGCCTTCCACCGCCCGCGGGTTTTCCCCAAAATCCGAGATGGGGCCGCACGTGTGGAAGCGTTGCGGCCCCGTTCTTTTTTTATGAAATTGCGCACTTTGATGGATATGGGCAATTGGGCTCCTTACAACCGCGATATGGTCGCTTCGTATGGTGCAGATGCGGCTATCTTCTTTTCGGAGTTGTGCCGCTTGGCCGAACAATTTAAGGCGTCCGAAAGCGAATTTTGGTTTTACGCATCCGCAGAAACCTTGATTGAAAAAACAGGCTTTACCGAGCGCAAAGTAGAAAGTGCTATCGCGACACTTTGCAAAGCAGATCTGATCATGATTGATAAACGCCCTCCGTTTAATCGTCGGCACTTTCGAATTGTGCAGAATGCCGACGATTTCATGGCCGCAATTTCCATAGACGCACAAACCCCCGCCCGCGCACCGAAAACCGCGCCACGGCCCAAACAAACGGCAAATACGGCCAAAGAAACGCCGAACCAATTTGAGCAGCCCCTCGAAATGGTTGAACCCGTCGGAAAAGCCGAACAGTTGCCCGCCGAAAAGCCCAAAAAGCCCAAAGCCAACACCGCCGAAATCGATGCCGCCGCCGTGCGCCTGATCGAGCACTTCAACGCCGTGGCCGGCACTGCCTTCCGAACAACGGGCAAAGCGAACATCGAGTGCTTTGGGCGGGTCCTGAAATCCAAGCAGGGCACCGAGGAGGAGATTCGCATGGTGATCGAACTGAAAGCTATGCAGTGGGCCAACAACGAAAACATGAAATCGCACCTTAACCCCGAGACTCTTACGCGGCCCAAGAATTTTCCCAGATACCTGGAAGAATGCTATAATGCTAAGGCTCAACAAAGTACGCCACGGCCCTCGGTCGGCAATTTTGCGGCCCGAGATAACAACCTTACAATTGAGTTGCCGAACGGTCAGGTTTTTGGCACGGGTTACAACCGCGCGGATATGGAAAAGATCCGCATGGTCATTTCTCACCTCCACGAACACCCTGGCATTCAAAAGCACCTGCCGCCCCGCCTTGCATCGCCCGATTACCTTTCGGCCCTTTCGGTTAACGATCTTCGTTTTGAGCTCAAACAGGCTCGATTCAAGCACCAAAGCGAAAATTTTCAATTTCCTTCATCCGACGAACTACCCTTTTGATCATGGCAGACTTGACAATTTACAACGAGGAGAACAAAGCGTTCGCCACTCTTCTCGCCCAAAAAGCGGGTGCATCCTTCGATTTGGCGCTGGCCTATGTGAAATCCCTTACGCACGAAAAAAAGTGCAAGGCGATGGATGCCCAGCAGCGCACCAAGATGTGCGACTGGATCCGAGAAACTTACTTTCCGCACAATCAAATGACTGATCCTATGCGCGTGGGCATCGCAACGGTTATTTGCGAAGGATACGGATCCTTTTCAAAAAACGAAGTAGTGGAAGCCCTCAAACTGGCCGCTGGCGGACGGCTTGCTAATGTATCTTTGGACGTGCCGCTCACCCCCTCGGTCATCGGTAATGTGCTGAAAGCCTACACAGAGCAAAAGCGCCACGAACTGATCGCCGCCTATGTGAAGCTCGAAAACGAGAAGCAGCAGCGGCAAAGCCAACGCGGATTTATCTATCTTACCGAGGCCGATATGGAGGCGTGTCGGGAGGGAATCCGCAAAGTAGCCCGCGAATGGGGCAAAAAAGAAAACTTGAAGCACTGGTACTACATGGACTATATCCAACCGCACCTCGACGCTGGCGCCATCAAAGACCTTTCAGAGGAGCGCAAAGAGGCCCTCCAACGCAATGCGGAAAGTGACGCCCGGATAGATCAGTACCGATATAACCAAGCACGCGGGCGGCAAGGATTTGTTTCGATCAACCAAGCGATCGAGCTTAGCGAAGACGAAAAGGTCAACGCGTTCAAAGCCCTGTACGCTCACGAACTGATTGCGCTAAATTTGACCTATTTCTTAACCCAATTCTAAGCGCCAACCCATGAACCTGACTGAGCTTTCCCAAAAGATCCACGCGGGCAACGTCGAGCGCGGATTTTACGACCACCCTGCCACCTTTCCCGATCGTTGCATGCTGATCGTGTCCGAAATATCGGAGGCCGTGGAAGCCCATCGCAACGGACGCGCAACCGCACCTGCCGACGTTGACCAAGCCTGCCGCATGGCGGCCCTCGAAATGGCCCCGTTCGTCGGCTTTTTCAAAGACAAAGTGAAGGATACTGTGGAAGATGAAATCGCGGATGCGATCATTCGACTCCTCGATTTGTCGGGATACATGGGCATCAATATCGATGCGCACGTGGCCGCCAAATTGAGCTACAACGCCACGCGGCCACGCCTGCACGGCAAAGCATACTAATTTTTTCACCTCAACCCATACTAACATGAACAATTGCACATTTTTCGGACGCCTCGGCGCCGATCCCGAGATCAAAAACCTGCCCAATGGTTCGACCGTGGCCCGCTTCACGCTGGCGGTAAGCCAGATGTACACCGACAAATCGGGCGAAAAGAAAGAGGGAACGCAATGGGTTACTTGCATCGCGTGGGACAAACAGGCCGAGTTTGCCCAAAAGCACCTCGGCAAAGGGCAGCGCGCTCTGATAACCGCTCGGTATGAGAGCCGCTCGTACGAAGTCCAAGGCGAAAAACGGTGGGCCCACGAGTTCCGCGTGTCCCAAATTGACGTCGTGGACTGGCCCGAAAAAATGGAAGCGAAGCCCGTGCCGACACCGCCCGATTCGGCGCTCACACCGCCCGCGCCCAAGGCCGCCATGACCGTCACCAAGCACGCCGCGCCGCCCATTGCTGAATCCGACGAACTGCCTTTCTGATGACCGACCGTATTCAGATCCTACGCGAGCGCATCGCCTGGCTACGCGACGCTCACGCCGTGCAGAAGGCCGAACGGCTGACCCCTGCCGAGCTGGACTGGTTTACGTCCGTGAACGGCACCACGCCTGAGGAAGCGCTGGCCCGACACGCGGCCGCCAGTGAAGCCCGCTGCAAGCAAATCGAGGTCGTTATCGCCCAACTCGAACGCGAACTGGCGGAATTAACCGCGCCCAAACCGATTTTTCAACCCAAGCCCCGCAAAAAATGACGCTCCTACAAGGCAACAATATGGATTTATTGCGCGACCTGCCCGACAATTCGGTGCATAGCGTCGTGACCGACCCACCGTACGGCTTGTCATTTATGGGGAAAAAGTGGGATTACGACGTGCCGACCGTTGAGCTTTGGGCCGAGTGCCTACGCGTGCTGAAGCCCGGCGGCCACCTGCTGGCGTTCGCCGGAACCCGTACGCAACACCGCATGGCCGTAAGGATTGAGGATGCGGGCTTCGAAATTCGCGACATGATTGCATGGGTCTACGGGTCGGGGTTCCCGAAATCGCACGATGTGAGCAAGGCGATTGACAAGGCGGCGGGTGCAGAGCGCGAAAAGGTGCTAGTTAAACCGCGAGCAGCAACAAGCGGGACAATGGCTGGAAGCAGCGATTCCCGCCCGTGGATAGAAAAGTCGCGCGAGCTTGGCTATCACGAGGTCGCTGGAAATGAACCCGCCACCGACGACGCGCGCCAGTGGCAGGGCTGGGGGAGTGCCCTCAAGCCCGCATTGGAGCCGATAACCGTGGCCCGCAAACCGCTAATCGGAACCATAGCCGAGAATGTGCTGCAACACGGTACGGGGGCGATAAATGTGGACGGGTGTAGGATTGGAAGAACGAACAATGATGTAAGCGGATGGAGCCAAAGCGGAAGTAAAGCATCTCGAAGCCGTTCAATGAATGGCGCAAATTATGCAAGGGCGGCAAAGCCGGACGCATCGAGCCGCTGGCCCGCCAATCTAATCCACGACGGCAGCCTCGACGTGGTGAAGGAGCTTAAAAGCGCGGCCCGCTTTTTCTACACGGCAAAGGCTGGAGGCCGCGACCGTAATGCGAACCTTGACCCAGACAACCCGAATGCTCATCCGACTGTAAAGCCTTTGTTATTGATGCAATACCTTGTCCGCCTCGTTACCGTGGAGGGCGGCATCGTCCTTGACCCGTTTATGGGTAGCGGCACCACGGGGCTGGCCTGTCGCCGTGAAGGCCGAGAGTTTATCGGGATGGAACGCGAGGCCGCTTATTTCCAAATCGCTAAAAACCGCATTGAAAATGATACTGATTGGCCTTGACCCCGCCTTTCGCGATAACGGCTTTGCCGCCGCGATATTCGACCCGTCCGACCATGACGAACCACTGCGGTTCATCGTCTTTCAGGACGTCGTGTCGTTTATAGGGTGGGCACAAAACGATGCGCCCGAACGTGCGTTCGTGTACGTGGAAAACTCGAACCTTGACGCCGCCGTGTACCATTTAACCCCCCGAATGAACGCCCGCCAAGCGGCTGCCATTGGCGTCGCCGTCGGCAAAAACCAAGCCGTGAGCCAACTGGCCGTCGACCTGCTCCGCCGCAAATACGGCAAAGAGTACGTGGCTGAAATCGCGCCGAACAAGAAAGGCGGCAAAGTCTATGCTCGGGCCGTCGCCATGGTGGATGTTTTGGACCTGACCAAGGCAAAACCGACCGACCGCGTGGCCAAAGCCCTGAAATCGGAGGACTGCCGCTCCGCATTAATGATGTTGATGAGGGCTAAAAGCCAGTGGCGGATGCGCGAAATGATTTACAAATTCTAATTTTTTTCTTCAACCCCAAACATGAAATTTTATGCCAAAGAATAATCATTACACCCTGTCTTTTCAAGACGCAAAAAAAATCGTTCACTCGTATAAATTCAAAAGCATACGAGAATGGAAAAACTTTGCCAAAACCGAAAAAAGGCCACTGAACATTCCAAGGTCGCCACATAACGTTTATCAGAACGAATGGAAAGGTTGGGGCGATTGGCTTAATATCAAAAAGGTCAGAAATTATTATGGCCGCATATCAACAAATCGCCCAAGAGGAAATGCAAAAAACTTTTTGCCCTATGCAGAAGCCAAGGCCTACGTGCAAAAATTAAATTTAAAATCGCACAAGCAATATCGGGAATGGAGCAGATCAAACAGGCCAATAATGATACCTGGTAACCCAGATTTGTTTTACAAAAATCAATTTGAAGGATGGGCAGAATACTTGGGCTATAACTTAGAACCAACAGCACAACAGATGCCCGACCTGTTTGTCGAAAAAACCAATCCGCAACCTGTTGAAGCTCAAATTGAGCAGCCAGTGGTTTTACCCCAGTTGCCAAAGCTGCACGCTATAAGCAAAATAGTCGAAGAGATTGAAGCCGAAAAAAGAGCAGAAGAGATCTATCAAAGGGCAAATCGCTTAAGCGGTTTTTTGAAAGAATTTGATGAATTAGCGGAAAAAAGTATGCAGGGATGGCGCAATGCCTACATCAACTATTTGGCTTCCTTAGCGTTTAAGCATGAAAATCTAAAAACGGATTTGCATCCTACCATAACGTTGTTCCATGCTGTTGACGCAGCAATAAAAAATCCCGTAACCGCTACCTTAATGATTTCATTGGAAACAGAGCTTTCCAGAAGCATGTGGGCAGGGCACAATATCGGTGAAGAAAAATACGAGGGACTTCCTGTTGATCACGCGGTTGAAATGCTTACGTCACGAGGCTGGGAATGGTATGGATATGAAGGGCGATGCAGGACTTTGATTTCTCCTTTAATTGGTCTGCAGATCAACATCTTTGAGATCCCGTCTGAAAATGGCGAATATTGGGTAGTGGACAAAATAGAATTTGACTTATATCCCGTATGTTTGTAACACATTCCCGCCGTGGACAAAAAAACACACTTGGATTTTTCTTTTTTTGCTGATAAGCAAAGCGCGGTTGGTGAACGCCAGCCGCGTTTTTTGCGTTAAATTAGAATTATGAAACTTTCCCAAATTAAGGCCAACCCGAACAACCCGCGCTTAATCAAAGATGAGCGGTTCGCCAAGCTTTGCAAATCCATTCAGGATGCGCCGAAATTTATGGCCTTGCGTCCGATCATAATTGACGGAGAAGGCATGATTTTAGGCGGTAATATGCGCTACAAAGCGCTATTACATCTCGGCTACAAAGAAGTGCCCGACGCATGGGTTAAACGAGCTGATGATCTGACCGAGGAGGAGCGCCGCCGCTTTATTATTTCGGATAACGTCGGCTTCGGGGAATGGGAATGGGAGACCGTCGCAAACGAATGGGATGTTGAGGAGCTGGCCGACTGGGGATTGGATGTGCCCGACTTTGCGATTATGCCAACAGATGAGGAGTTGATAGGCGAGCACAAAAACAAGCCCGCGACTATGAAGATAACCTTTGCATCTCCTGAGCAATTACAGGTGGCCGAAATCGATATACAGGAGCTTCTCGACCGCAAATACAAAGGGGCCTATTTTTCCGTTTCAGCTGGTGAATTATGAGGCTTGAAAAGGCATCTGCAAAAGCAGTCAAATACGCTTGCATGAATTTTCATTATGCAAAAATGATCCCATCTGGCGGAATTGGAGCAAATGGATATTCGGTTTTTAATGACAAAAATGAATGGTGTGGAGTTGTATTATTTTCTTATGGTTCAAGAAATGGAGGCAAACCCTACAATCTTGTATGTGGCCAATTTAGCGAATTGATTAGAGTAGCATTAAATGGAAAGCAAAAAAGCACAAGCCAAGCAGTTGCAAGAGCTATTAAAATTTTTGGCAAAGAAAATCCTTTGTGCAAATTATTAGTAAGTTATGCAGATACAGGGCAAGACCATAAAGGAACAATTTACCAAGCTATGAATTGGTTTTATGAAGGTGAAATAGAGCCAACAAGGCCGCTATTTAAAGATAAGTTTGGAAAAATGATACATTCTCGCACTGCTGCAAATATGAAAAAAAGAGGTGTAATTCAGCATTATGACGATGGATTGCAAAGAATACAAAATACGAATAAGCATCGCTACATTTACCCTCTTTGCAAATCAATGCTACCTTTGTGCAAGCAATTAGCAAAGCCATATCCTAAAAAAGCGCTGGAAGTTCATGCGGTTGAACACTTGGCAACCAGTCAGGAGGTAGGCGGTTCGAGCCCGACCCCAGCGCTCCAAAACAGTAACAAAACAGAAACAAATGGCATTTGAACCCGGACGCATACCCGAAGGCGCAAAGCCATTTAAGGACGGCCAAAGCGGCAACCCCGCAGGCCGACCGCCGAAAACAGTTAAATCGGTAATTTCGGAACTGCTGGCGAATGGTCACGAACCAGTCAAGGCCCCCGATGTGCGGGCGATTATCGAAGCCATGTTGGCGTTGCCGATCGAAGAAGTTTCACGTTTGGTAACGGATGACAAACAGCCCGCGATTATCCGCATAACGGGGCGCCGACTGTTGGACAAATCAAAGGGATTTGAAGGGCTACAAACGCTATTAGACCGCGCACACGGCAAAGCTACGCAACCGACAGATTTGCAGACTGGGGGGCAGCCTATCGTTTTCGAAACCCGCGTAATCAAACAGCGCGATTTGGCGGATGATGATTAGGCAGGGACAATCTGGCTCCGCGTTGTTCGAGTGGTGCGAAACCCGCGTCGAGCAGGCCATAACCGCGCCGTCTGGCAAAGTGCCGATTTTCATTCTGCAGGGCGGCACCAGTTCGGGAAAAACCTACGCGGTGCTCCAAACCTTATTTGTAATCGCGGCTAAGTACCCAAAGATGAACGGTGAGCCAACGATTATATCCGTGGTGGGGCAGGACGCGCCGAACCTCAAACGCGGCGCCATAACGGACGCGACAAACATAGCCGCCACGTTTGAGCCTGTGATCAAACGATACCACAGCACGGATAAAGCGTTCG